TGCTGCGCAATCAATTACATTATCATGACGTGACCATAACTGCCTACGGCCACATACTAGTGTTTGTTATCCTACGATTACATTATAAAAGGAATCGCTACTTAAAACTTATTACGGATAAATAATAAGTCACTATGTAATAGTGTTGATTTTAGTAAATGGCTTAACCTTAAGATATGGGTTAATATCAGCCATATAATCTACATAAAACATAGCGGGTGGTCCAAGATACATGGACAACGAATAATCATCCCCAGCAGCTAAATACGCCATTAAACGAGAATGTTCTGCTTGAGGACCTGTTATTGGAACTTTAACAACATGATGCGGAGTATCATTAACCAACTGTGTTGTGTTTCCATTAGTTTTAGCAGGCTGGTTAACATAAGTTTGGGTTGCTGCAAAACGCAGATAGTTGTAAAATGGTAGTTCAACTTCAAGCACAGGTTGATTTTGTGTTGCTGTTACACATTGACCTCCCACACCATCAGGAAAGAGCACACGCCCATCCTTCATAGTTAGGGCTCCAAAGTTGTCGTTAGAATCTGAGGTAAAAGTCTTAATGGAAAACTCATTGACAGGATTGGAACCTCTAGTGACCACACATATTGGTGGACAACCTGTTGAATGTATATTGGTCCCAATATTTTCTTGCTCCTTATGTTGAGTTAGATATTTCCATCTAATAGCTCCTCGTCTACACAAATAAGCAGGTGAAAAATAAGTCAAGAAGCTATTGTGTGAAAAACAATAACCAAACAACTTAGCCTTAGTCTGATCATTAGTGACATTAACTACACTAGGTGGGCGTTCATCTCTAGTGACCGGCCCAGGTGCTATTGGATAATCGGGCAAAACATAAGTATTTAAAGTAGTGGCGGTTGCATTATTTGTCGAACCCACCAAAGGGTAACAAGTGTAAAAAGTATACCGCTTCATAAGGGCTCGAATGGATACTATTGGGTCTCCATAAAACACATATTGCGTTTCTGCATCATATGTTTTAATTTGTGGTCCAAACGTCCAATGCACTGGTGCCGTCACAGGTGCATGGTCTTGAGCAAGACCTTCATCAAAACCAGCTTGAGACACAGCAACCTTAGCCGCTAAAACAGTAGGCGAAGTTGTAAACTGTGGCTCCTGAAAACAATACCTATTGAGAACATTACAAAGGGGATTGGCCACTTCTAAATCAGGACAACTAGTATAAATATTGATTTTGACATTATTACCAGTGGAACCATCATTAGTATTGGAGACCAACGAGGTCAAAACATATATGCCCAAAAGCCCATTAGCGTTTTCAATATTGAGTGTGGCTGGATCACCATCGTGAGGTGTCCACATTTGACCATCGACCCATGCAGGGCCTCCAGGTTGCCAACCCTGTGGAAGAAATGTGGTATCCTGTCCCCATCCTATATCTACTGTAAAATCCCGACAATTAGCTAAATCTATAATTTTGGAATAATTGTCTGGATTAACAAGTTTAGTTGCAGTACCAACCTCGCTTATTTTCCTCGGATCCCACACTAGCCTGAGACGGCCTCGGTGGAATTGTGAAGCTATAATTTGGAAGCGATAACGCATGGTACCACGCCATGCTCCAAAAGGTACACACGCGTAACATGAACCTGTCATGTTAATGCGTCGTTTATGCTTGTTAGTATTAACATTTTTAATACGACAGGTCATGGGATTCACGGATATAATAGCTAAACGTTTCGATGCTGCATAGCTTGGTACCCAATTCAATGATCGCCAGAAAGATTCTCTCCCAGCAATAGAGGCTATGGTCATCTCATCCTTACCACTTAATCCCACGACACGCGGATCGACTGTTACCTCCTGTTTGGAATCCATGGAAAGTTTTTGACTAGTATCGCCAGCATCAAGATTTGCCATATTACCTAGGTACATAGGTTTATAAGGAACTATATCTTTAATGATTGCGGGCCGTGAAAAGCCAAAAAGAGAGGCCAATTTTCCAAGGCCACCAAAAACTGCTGCAGTAGCACTAGCATAAGGTCCTATTACAGGTACTTTCTCTAAATTATGTGCCACTAGAGCACATGAATTTGCAGTTTTACTGACAGGTCCCTCCCCATATTCGTCTTCATAACCAGCTTGTGACTTAGCCACAGGTGGTGGTGGTGTTGGGGTAAATGGAGTGTTAGCCGCGCTAGGCCAAGGATTAAGGTTAGGTGCTACATTAATGGTCTTATCGGTGACTAAGGATAATTCCATATCTTCGCACCACGCAAACACTGAAAAGTCTATACTAGGTGCTTGATTGGAAGACATAAAAGATAGTCCATTAAGTGGGTAAAAGACAAGATTCCCAAGATATCCTATCTCTTCATCGGTGGTGTCGACCCAATTCTTGTCCCAAAGGAAGGGGAGTTCAAATGAACAACCCAAGGACTCAGCTGGGATAAGAAAGCCGTGTGGTTTTTGACTGTGTCTAACAAAATCACGCTCCGCAAAGGGCATGGTGTGATAATCTTTGCCAGTCACAACGGTTAATGCACCATAAGCAGCATTAACATCACGCCACGTCATAGGATGGTAATACACAGCCATACAGCCATAAATAAAGCCATTGCCGTTAACGACAATCTTAATGTTCAATTTGCATCGCAGTTGCGCAAAAGACTGTATTTTTGCTTTAACCTTTGCATTACGAAAGTATAAAGTCCATGGGTTAATAACCATAGCTTCGTTACCAGGATTAGCACCATTTGTCCATGTGTGACTAAAAATTTGAACTGGTCTTCGGAAAAATTCCCCCAATGGAACTGAAGGTGTGGCCGCAACGTCTCGTGTTTTATCAATCACACTATCAACCTTGGTAACCCAATCAGAATTATGATCATGATATTCGAAAGTTGCAATTTCCGTCCGGTCTGGTGCCTTACCCGTGGATACAGGCACCACATTTTCAGCTGTATTTTGAGACACAGCTGTCATCTCTTCTGTATTTTGTTGTACATTACTAGTAGCATTTTAAAATTTAAGTGGAATACTTACTACTATAGATAATCCACCTAGCCATTTGGTGTGTGCGTGGCACACTGGAGTTAAATAACACCAAGCTACCGTTACCATATTACGCACATAGTAGTGTAGGTCTGGCACCTACATGCTATTTTCCTATGAGTAATCACTAATATGGTAGGCAGTTTTTATAAAGGTCGTACCGGACCCATACGATTACTAATTCGAGTTGGCCCTCACCTCCAAATATTCGGTGAGGACACTCTTATAATAATTGGGATAAAGCCGTTTCATCTTTGCCGTAATGGTATGATTGCCATCATTTCCAAATGAAACGTCTTCAATAAAGAAACGTGCATACATCGCACGTGATCGCTCCAAAAATTCTACAACTCTTTCATCAAAGGATATATCAAGTTTTAACACCTTAGGAGACCAACCATGTAACTTTGCGATACTAACTAATTTACTATTGTTGACATCATAAATTTCCCTACCATGGAAAAAGAAAGCTCGTGAAGCAGCAGTCATATTATTTTGTGTCACGGTCTTAGCATCCTCTTTGCCCTGTAATACACAACATAGCGACTTAAGAATTGATTCTATAGCTAGAGCACCTACCGAGATGCACAATTCCTTAATGTAAACTGTCTTTCTTTTAAGAAAGTCCACTTCATTCTTGCTGAAAAATGTTATATTAGTCCTATCACTTTTGTCTGGTGGTGTGAACTTTATATCGTAAGCTTGAAGATAGCGTTGCATAAAAGAAAAGGTTAAGTCACACTTCTCAGAAACTGTGCCAATAGCATCATCACCATAAGTGCTAAGGCTAATCACATTGGAAAATTTTTTACAAAGACCAACTTCAACAGTGGCACGATAAGCGCAACGAAATATGAGCGAATTAACTATGCTATTAACATACACAGTTAAATTGTGGCCAGAGGGATTGGTACCACACAACATGTAGATGTCACCATTCAGATGCACAAGTGGGAATGCCAGTTCTGATATACAGCTCTCCATTATTTGCACATCACGTCTTGTGTATCCGGGACAGTAGCGTGCCAAATCTACAAAAATTTTTAGCGCCAGGCATGACAATTGTGCTGGCATCCGCAAATCATATTTACTAAAATCACCAGCTAGGACGCGTTCATTACCAAATCTAAAAACGTGTTTATCCCATTGATCCCACTCAGGACTTTCTGCAGATATTCCTACAGCACATTCAGACCAAAGGGAATTCATGGACAATATGCGGGCTATGGGTAAAAAGTACTTGCGCACTAAAAGTGATAGTGCCATTGGGGCGGCTTGGAAAACCCTGACTTTAGTCTTAGTAGATAAAGTAGGTTCATCCTTAAGACTACTATGGAATATGGACATGGGACGAATTCCATCTGCTAAAAGCTCCTCATAAGAAGCCATTTCATCAAAAAATTTATTGTCTAACATTTTAGGATGTTGGTACTCTTCAAAACCTTCAGCAAATGGGTCAAGTAACTGCATATACTCTGTCTTAGGTCGATTAATTGGAAAACCAACTGAACTTTCCATATTCAAAGCATCTATAAATCGCACACTCGGGATACCGTTAACATTTTGATCTTTCCGAAGGGGTGATACTCCCTCAAAGTTGAAAGCTGCTATCTTGTCTATTAACTGATTTAAATAGTCCGAATATGCGTATTCCACGTGTTGCAACGGGAGACCAGATGAGCAACGTGAAGCAAAAGCCAAATAGTCAACATTGAAAATATACTTCTTAGAAAATTTGGGGCCCGTCCATTCCAATTCCGTATTGAAATGTTCACGCACATGATGTGCTATGACAGTTTGCACACACTTACTCTTTTGGTTTCTGATGGGATGTGATCCACTCCCAATATAAATACAGGTAGGTGAATGTTCCTCCCTTTCTAAAAAACGTATGGCAGCCTTTCTGTGAGGTGTGTCTCTAGTGCAACTACGGATGCCGTACATTTCCTCCTTCACAATTCCAAGGCCTGCCTGTGCAATAACAATATTTGACTCCTCACTCAAAAGATGCACAGCATCATTAAATTGAGCTTGTGAAACAAAACCAGACAAGCAATCAGCATAGTCTGTTGCTATTGCACCCAAGTGTATCCCAACTATGGCACATGAATCTCCGTGTGAAATAACTGGTGCACCACAAAGACCTAAATAACTAACGTGCGGCACATCGAGGTAATACCAATTACCTTTAAAAGGTGCTTGGCACACCATTTCTGTGCTCATCAAATTATCAACTCCGGGCTGAATCCTACATGGCCATGCCAGAGGGGTGTATTCCTTTCTGTCGCGCGAAATGACTTCCCCACATGCACCTTTAGAAAATAATTCAGTACACATGAGTTTAGTTATATCCCGTGCTGGCAATATGCTTGTAAAATAAATTACAGAAATGTCAGTGTCACTGATGTGATGGAGGCAGGACTTGCTAAGGTAAGTCACAGTTTTGTGATGCGTAGTATTTGGAGGATTGTAATACACCTCGACAGTGAAATAGTCTGGCATATCAGAAAATGCGTGTGCTGGCACTAGTCCAAAACTGCCTTTAATTAGTAAGCAATGGCACACTTTCACCTTATCCTGACTTCCTCTAATAATACGTAAGAAGACTGTGTTATTACACACTAGTCTTTGAAAATCGTGTTTTGTCATACCTCGAGTTCCAACGGGCAAACCCACATCTTGACACACAGGTACACACCAAGGATTCTCTTCCTTGTCACGCTCTTTTATGTCCTCTTTGGAACGTGGCACCAAGTTCCCTTGTGACAAAATGGTTCGGGTGGAGCGTTTCATAGCATAACGTATAATATTGGACACTATATATAAGCAGGAAATAGTAATGCTACTCCACTTAATTATCTTCATTTTATTATCACGCACGTAATGACATACTTCACGTGCTGCGACACGATTGACATGACAAAAAGTTCGTATCTGCAATTGCCTAACATAAGATTTGACGACATTGAACAAAAAAGACATCAAAAATCCAAAACTGATGAATGTTGCTAGTGGCCAATATGGACAAGAAAAGAAATTGTACACGCCACATGGCACAATCCCCATTAAATGCGAAAGGGGACTGAGTGGCATTACACAATACTTACACCATCTGTCAGCCCATGCAACAACATTTGAAGAATAAGTATACAACTTTGCCCAGTCCGGTAAAAGAGAGGCCAATTTAACCCAATTTGATTCAAACACACTAGCAAAATGTTCCTGGGAAACACTGTTATTATGCAAATAGGCCAAACCGTCTGTCATACAGTCGACAGGCACCGAGGTGATTGACTTATTCACATAGTTGTTTGAACTCATAAACATGTTGTCCTTTAATAAACCCGAATGGGCTTGGACACATCTAATGTCGATTTCCGTTGCTGGCTTGCATTCAATACTAGTACATGCACACAAACCAATTGGCAACGAACACAAATTACAGGGCTTACATACTTCTTGTATGTCAGAAGAAGACAAAGTTATCTGGTTCTGATCAGCAAAATGTGTACCAGTCATACTAAGTAAAAAAGGACACAATTGTGCATATCTCATATTCATGAGATCAAACTTCCTACCTGTTTGTTTGCACACATATGATGTATCATAAACAAAATTTAATTTATCATTAACACCCCGTTGCAACTCTTCACAATGGTAAACCTTGAAAATAAAGGCAGGTGACCAACGTATATGTGTGTTCTTACCCTCTCCAACAGTATGGTAATGGCGCAACTTAGTTGGATCAAGCATACCAGGAGATCCATCCTTTTGAAATCTTTCATCAATGGTCATTTCAATCATAACATTACAACGACGCGTGACAGATAACGGTGCTACAGAATAAGCACAGGCCCCAAAGTCCGCTTGGTTAGAGGTTAAAACAACTACTTTAGGTCTAATAGGTATAGCATCCTTGTCAGGCAAATCAGCTTTATGTGCTGCCACAGGTGCGTTATTCATGTAACGTATTATCTTATCTGATACGGGAGACCCGTTATTACGCTCACATCGCGCATTTGCAATATCATCCAAAAGCAATCCAACTGTAGATAGTTTGATTGAACTCTCAAAGTTATCGTCAAAGTCAACACGTGCTATAGCGTCATGTTTAGGCATGACAAAATCCTTTCCGAAATACTCTGCATTAGATTGAATTAAAAAATGCATGAGATTTTCGGCTGCGACTGTCTTTCCTACACTAGTACCTCCATATAAGCCTATACAAAAAGGAGATATACGTGTTGACGATTTCATAAACTTTGTTCGTACCAATGATTCAAAACGCGCAAGATCTTTGATACTACTCGAAATGATACTATTAAGGAAAGTACTCTTAACCTCTGTGCGTAATGACAAGTAATCGTCTCTCAACGTCTTAACCTTATAAAGAAACTCGTCAGGCACAGTATTAAAATCACCAAATGTTGAAGCATTGTAGGTCACTTGTGTATAAATATAATACACTTCATGGTAGCGCTTCTGCAAACAAGTAAAATTTGTGTCCAGCCCCAATATCGGCATAAACGATCCGGTAGTGTAACACCTATTAATGGTTTCACCCAGCACCACAATAGTTTGCATAGCACAGTCTATCATATTCTTTGCACGGAATTCTTTCTTTTGTATGTCAGGCCATATGGAATCAATAATAAACCTCTGTTTATCACCAATTTTGGCGAGGTCTAGTATACCAGTTGTTACTAGCGTTAAAAGTATGCCTTTAAAGCATTTAAACAATTCGTTATGCTTAACACCTTCCCAATTAGACATTAAGCTTTTAAAAAATTCAAGAGGAATGATATCCTCCTTACCAGCAAGGTTTTCCACTTTTGTCTTAACATTATTCATTTCCCCTTCCTTTGGAAAATTGGATAGGGGATCACAGGTTGCGCTTTGTGAAATTCCTATTGCTTGCAAACACGATTGGGTCATACCAAACACGTTTTTAAATCCATCCAAAAGGATATATATATACTTGGGCTTGATCCACAAGTAAAAAGTCTTAAAAGCTATGTCCCAATTAGGTGCACGTTTCACAAGGTCACACATTGTGATGAAACGCGTGATTTCTGTTACATAGGAACCAACAATATCACGATATTCACATTGAGAACACAGATTAAGGAGTTTCTTAAAAGGTATTGTTTCCGTTAAATCATTTTTGTCCCAAAATAAAGTGGAACTACAAGATTGTGAAGAATCAGAGGGTAAATCCGCTATTGATTCCTCAGCAAGAGCTTCAATCATGCACTCAACGGATCCTGGTGTTTTGACAAAACCACTACTATAGCTATCAATCTCACCTGAGTGTGAGACTACAATCCTAGGTTTGGGTTTCCTACGATTTTTATTGCGTTTTGTTGTAGTTCTTTGTTGCGACGCTTCCTTCTTCTTGATCCTTTTAGGATCAACCCATTTACTGTTATGCGTAAATGACTTAGAATTGGAAGGTTTTTTGTTGTTAGCGTCCTTTTTTGAGAGGGATTTGCTCTCTTTGTAACGTGCAGTCTTCTGCTCATTATAAAAGGTACGCGTTGCGTAATCTTCCTTACAGGAAGTTTTGTAGGTGAAGTAACCACATTGTGATTCACCTATAAGTTTAGTATCAGTAATATTACTACCACTGACACTGAAATTGTTTTCATTCGTTAAAGTACTCATATTAACTTACGGACCGATGCCGCATTAAAAAGGTTTTACTTCCATATAAGAAGGTTTCGTTATTGGCGAACTATATTGCGTGGACCAAATACGCAATTACAAGAGTCACCTGGGATTACGTTTCCCATAAAATGGTCTCATATGTCCTTAGACATATGAATATGTGAAACAACACAAACAAGAGTCTTGTGCTGTACTAAAAATATTTCAATTTAGACATTCACACACCCACTATTGGGTAAGTACTGATTACAGGCTTTTGGTAGAGCCCTAAGTTTGTCATGGAAAAGCGTTTACATATAACGACAAAACAATTAAAGCTTGCTTCTTCACAGACTCAAAAGAGTCGCGGTATGGTAATTGTAAAAAGAAAAGAGCTGTATAAAACAGCAGTGGATAAATCCACATGGAAGAAAGTACTTCCAAATCTGCATATGCAGAAGTGGGATATATAAAATAATTAAAAGGTAGAAATTGCGAAACTAAAACAAATACAAATCGGAA